CCGTACCTCGGGCACCCCTACTACACCGTCAAGACCACCAGCGGCAGCATCATGGAAGTCAGCGTGGATGATATGTTCGTGATGAAGGACATCAACCCGCTCGACCCCTTCCTTCGGGGCCTCGGGCAGGCGGAGGCCATCGCCGACGAAGTGGAAATCGACGAATACGCCGCGCAGTTTCAAAAGCGGTTCTTCTATAACGACGCCACCCCGAACATCATCGTCTCCATGCCCGGCAGCAGCGACGAACAGCGCAAGCGGTTCCGCGCTGAATGGCTGGAACGGTTCAAAGGCGTCTTTAAGAGCCACGGCATAGCCACCACCGGCGGCGACATCAGCATCCAGAAGGTCGCAGAGAGCATGAAGGACATGGACATGGTGAATGGCCGAACCTTCATCCGCAACGCGACCCTCGAGCATTTCGGCGTCCCCCGTGAAATCATGGGTATCACCGAGAGCAGCAACCGGGCCACCTCAGAGGCAGCCCAATACATCTACGCGCAAAACGTCCTCATGCCGCGCCTTCGCCGGCGCGAGGAGGCCATCAATCAACAGCTCCTCCCGATGTTCGGAGAGGGGCTGTTGTGGCGTTATGACGACATCGTGCCCCGGAACCAAGAATTCGACAAGATGAAGGGCATCGACGGATGGAACGCCGGGCTCCTCACCAAGGACGAAGCCCGCGAGCTCCTCGATATGCCCCCGGCGGAGGTGGGCGGGGACGTCTACAAGACGACCTTCTCCGACATCTACATGAGGGCGAACGAAGACCCGGCCAGCGTGAGCAGCAGCATGGCGAACTTGCAGTACGGAGACCCCGCAGCCGCAGAGACCGGCGGCGCGGAGGAAATCGACGTTGAGGAGCCGCCAGCCGACCCGGACGCCGTTGAAATCACGGCCTTCGGCGGCAAGCAAAAAAAGAGCGTCAGCCTCCGGGCCATCATCCGCAGCGAGGACGCAGCGGCCCGGCAGAGTACCACGGCCTTCGAGATTGCGACCATGAAATACTTTCGGGAGCAGGCCCGCCGCATCGGCAGCGCCCTCGGTGCTACCGAGAAGGCATCCTCGACGGCGTGGGACGCCCTCAAGAGGTACATCACCGAGACCGGGCAGGTAGACCGGGAGGCATGGGAGGCGCTCACGGAGGAGCAGCGGAAGGCCCTCATGGACGAGTTTGTCGGGAGCCTCATCGACTGGCCGAATGAGACGGACGTTCTCAACAAAGTCTTTGAACCGCTGTGGAAAGAAGCGTACACCGCCGGGGCGAAGCAGACCCAAGAGCTCTACGGGCTCCGAGGTGTACAGCGCCCCGAGCTTATCAGCACCGCGAAGCTGCGCGGCGGCAGGCGCGTCACCAACGTCACCCAGACCACGAAGGATGCAATCGCCCGCATCGTTGCCGACGGCATCGAGAACGGCGACAGCACACAGGTCATGGCGGACAGCATCATGCAGGAAATGAACACCAATGAGAAGCGGGCCCGGCTCATCGCCCAGCAAGAGACCATGACAAGCCTCTCGACGGGCCAGTACGACATGATGGTGAACGCCGGAGCCCAGACCAAGACGTGGCACCACATGAGCATCACGCCGGACTACCGCCGCGACCACCGGCGCATGGACGGAGAGACCGTACCCATCGACGCGAAATTCTCCAACGGCCTACGGTTCCCCAGAGACCCGGACGGCCCGGCGGACGAAGTTATAAACTGCCGGTGCGTATGCACCCCGAACTTTTAGGAGGTAGCTCAATGGAATATACCGCACAGCAAGCCGCAGAGGCCGCCAGAAACATCGGCGTAGACCTCGAAGGGGAAAAGATACGCCCCGAGGCTCTGGCCTCTGGAATGGCCGTTGAGGCCGCCAGACACGGCACCAAGGACGCGGCGACCAACATCGTCGCAGAAGACCCGGTAATAGCGGCGAAGCTCGCGCTGGCAAACCTGCGCGTCTCGCCGAATTATTACTCTCCCAAGGCGGGAGTTACCGCATGGGAGAAATCCCTCGCCCGAGGGGCGAAGCAGCAGGGCCGGAAGACCGAGTACAAGACCCTGCTTTTCAACGTGGACGATTATGACGAGGAGCAAGGCATCTTCTCCGGCTACGGCTCCGTCTTCGGCAACGTCGATGACGGCGGCGACATCGTAGAGCCCGGAGCCTTCACGAAGACCATCGCCGAAGGATTTGAGCGAGTGAAGATACTCGCGCTGCATAACGACAGCCTTCTCCCCATCGGACGCCCACTTGAAGTCAGAGAGGACAGCAAGGGCCTCTACATCAAGGCCAAAATCAGCGACACCGCGATGGGGCGCGACGTCAAGGTGCTGCTGAAAGACGGCGTCCTCAATGAGCTGTCCATCGGGTACGACCCCATCGTATTCGACTACGACGAAACGGGCATCCGTCACCTCCGGGAGGTAAAGCTCTGGGAGGTGAGCGTCGTGACGTGGGCCATGAACCCCGAGGCGACGGTCATCGGCTACAAGGCCGCAGAGACCGCCGACAGGGCCGTGAAGCTCACCGAGGACGCAGCCGCAGAGGTCAAGGAAGGCCGGAAAATCAGCTCCGCCCGCCTCAAGACACTCAAAGAGGCGAGCGAGACGATGAAGAAGGCAGCCAAGACCCTCGACGCCCTCATTTCCGAAGTCGAAGGCGAGAAATCCAAGTCGCGCAAGCGTTATCCCATCCGGGGCCTCAAGAAAGCCCCGGCCCAACCCACCATTGAAATCACACTCTAAAGGAGGAACACCAACAATGGCTATGAACAACAAAAACACTCCCAGCGGCAAGTCCCTCAAGATGAGCGCAGACGACCTCAAGGAGATGGTGAAGGCCGCCGTCGCCGAGTGCCTCGGCGAGGAGAAGGAAGACACCCCGCCCGCCGAGGAGACCGCCGGTGAGGGCATGGACGTCATGAGCGTCATCGAGGAGGCTGTCGAGGCCGCCACCGAGAAGCGCAAGGCCCGCAAGGAGGCCGGTGAGGAGGTGCCCGAGGAGATTACTCCCGACGAAATCATCGCCGAGGCTGCCGCCATCCTTGACGGTCTCACCGCCGAGGAGGAGGCCAAGGCCGACGACGCCGAGACCGAGGAGAAGTCCGAGGAGGAGGTCGCGGAGGGCAAGGCCACCAAGACCACCACCGCCCGCCAGACCAAGAAGCGCACCGCAGCCCCCGCGCAGCGCAAGTACGCGGACATCTATCTGCCCCGCAAGGTCGTCGCCGTCGAGAAGAAGAAAATCCCCGCCGACGTGCAGCTCGCCCGCGCTGTAAAGTGTCTGGACGTCTTTGGCCGCCACGACCCCGAGGCCGCAGCCTACTACGCCAAGAAGAACTACGGCGATGAGGCTATGGCCCGCGAATTCAAGGCCATGTCCGCCACCTCCCCCAGCTCCGGCGGCTATCTCATCCCGGAGATTTACCTCGATGAGATTATCGAGATGCTGTACGCCAAGACCGTCATCTTCGAGCTCGGCGCTCGCAAGGTGCCTATGGCAAACGGCAACCTCAACATCCCCAAGATGACCTCCGGCGCTCGTGCGACGTGGGGCGGCGAGGCTCGTAAGATTGCCAAGAGCCAGCCCACCTTCGGCAACATCAAAATGAGCGCGAAGCGGCTCGAGGCCATTGTGCCCCAGACCCGTGAGCTGCTCATGAGCACCAACTACTCCGCCGATGCCCTTTTCGCCAACGACCTCACCCGTCGCATGGAGCTGGGCCTCGACTACGGCGGTATGTTCGGCAGCGGCGGCGAATTCCAGCCTCTCGGCATCGCCAAGAACAAGGAGGTCGAGACCGTTGACGCTACCGCGCTGAACAACACCGAGCTCGCCAGCGCGGACGGCAAAATCACCGCCGACTTCCCCGTATGGCTGGTGTCCAAGGTGCTGGCGAAGAACGTGGACGACCTCGGCCTCGGCTGGACGTTCAACAGCTTCGTCGAGGGCTTCCTCAAGAACATGAAGACCACCACGGGCGAGTACATCTACCGCGAGGAGATGAACGGCGGTAAACTGCTGGGCTTCCCCTACAAGGTCTCCAACCAGATTGAGACCGCCAGCAACAAGACCACCATCATCTTTGGCAACTGGGCCGACCTCCTCGTGGGCGAGCAGCTCGGCCTCGAGACCTACACCACCCTCGACGGCTCTTGGACGGATGAGAACGGCGTCCAGCACAACGCCTTCGAGGAGAACCTCTCCGCCACCCGCGCCCTCATGTATGTGGACATCGCGGCCCGCCATGCGGAGAGCTTCATCGTCGTCAAGAACGTCGCCATCGCGTAAAGCGAAGGCGCATAACACCAAAGGAGGAACAGCAGTATGAAAAGAGAACTTCTTGAGAACGTGAAGGTGCAGCCCTACACCAGCGGCGACGCCATCGACAGAGAGGGCTACCTCTCTGCCGTGCTGGGCGTCTCCCTCGGCGCTGCCACCGGCACCCCCACCGGCATCACCGTCAAGGTGACGTTTACCGAGTGCGACACCGAGGGCGGCAGCTACACCCCTGTCGCCGACAAGCTTGTCGTGCCCGGCAAGACCACTGACGACACCGGCGCGGTCACCATCGAGGCCGACCCCACAGGCAGCGAGCTCCACAACATCGACATCGACCTCGTGGGCTGCAAGCAGTTCATCAAGGCGACTGTCGCCGTGGAGTGCACTGGCGGAAGCTCCCCGAGCTGCACCGCCACCTGCGCCATCGCCCTCGGCGATAAGAACGTGCAGCCGGTGTAAGGAGGGAAACGGCTATGTCCAGAGTGTATAAGCAGCCCCGCCCCGAGAGCAATAAGAAGGCGGCCCCGGTGACGGAGACAAAGGACACCGGCGGCGCGGGCAAGGGCAAGAAGAACACCGAGAAGGTCGAGGAGGGCGGCGAGTAGCCGCCCTCTTTTCCTTCCGACAGGAGGTGACGAACCTATGAGCGCAAAGCTGGCCGACAACGCCCTCACCACCCTCGAGGACGTAAAAATCATGCTCGGCATCGCCCCGGACGACGTGGATGAGCAGCGAGACGCCATGCTCGTGAACCTCATCAACTACGCCTCGGCGTGGATTGAGCGGATGACAGGCCGGAAGCTCGGGCGTCAGCAGTACACACAACGCTACGTCGCCTCTGGGACGCAAGAGCTCGTCTTGCTCCAATGGCCCATCATCAATGTCGAGTACGTCAAGGACACCACCGACGGAAGCATTATCCCGCCGGAGGAGTACGACTACACCGTAGACGGAGAAATCGGCGTCCTCTACAAGGACAACGGCTGGACTTTCCGGGGCTACGTCGGCGGCTTATCCTACGACTTCCTCCTCGCAGCGAGGTATTTGGAGGTCAAGTACACCGCCGGTTACGTCCTCCCAAAGGACGCCACGGAAGACGACCCCTGCACCCTCCCCGCAGACCTGCAGGGAGTGGTGTGGGGGATTATCCAGCAGGAATTCTCCATCATGCAGAACGGGGCGCAAGGCCTGTCCGCGTTCAGCATTTCCGACGTCTCTTGGACGTTCGACAAGAACCCGCGAGAGAGCTGGCTCACGACCATTGGCTACTACACCCGCTTGTGAGGAGGTGGGCCGTGGCGATTATCAGAGACACCCTGCGCCCAGAGCTCGAGCGCATCAAGACAGAACTCAAGGCCCTTCAAGCCTTGAAAATCCACGTCGGCATACAAGGAGACGCAGACAGCTACCTCCTCATGATAGCCGGCGTCCACGAATACGGGGCGACCATCCGCGCCAAGAACGTAAAGAACCTCGCAATTCCCATCTCGCGGGAGGCGGAGGGGAAAAGCCCGAGGGACTTCCAAGGGCTTTTCTTCATCACGTCGGAGGAAGGGCATCTGTTCGGAGTTACGGACAAGGGGAACGGGAAATTCAATTTCCTGTTCCTTCTCCTCCCTTCCGTCACCATCCCGGAGCGCAGCTTCATCCGAGGCAGTTTCGACCACGGGAAGAACGAACTCGCGGAGGCCTGCAAGGCAGCCATCAACAAAATCGTCCTCGAGGGAGGAACCGCCAGAGAGGCGGCGGCCCTCATCGGCGAGCGGGCGGCGGCCATGACGCAGGCTTACATCATGAAGGGCATTGACCCGCCCAAGAGCAGCATCACAATGGAGACCACCAAGAGCGGGAAGCCCCTTTACAGCACGGGACGCCTCTACCAATCCATCACCTACGAAATCGAGGAGGGATAGCCATGTTCAAGTACGCAAAGCCCACCATCCCCCTCGGGCTGCTGCACGACATCGAGGAGCTCGAGCCCGGCGGCAGTTACGACCAAGCGAACGGAGGCCAGTGGAAGCCCACGAAGCCGACGTCCAAGACCTTCAAAGGCGTTGTAATGCCGGTCAACAACGAAGACCTGCAGTACGCCATCGCAGGCACCTACACGCAGAACAGCCAAAAGCTCTACACCAACGGACACAGCCTCACCGTCGGGCAGCAGGTACGAGACACCTTCGACGGACAGGTTTATACCGTGAAGCAAGAGCTTACCCACGGGCCCATCCACCCGCTGAAACGCTATGTTGTTGAGAAGAAGGGAGTGAGCTCGCCGAAATGACATTCCTTGAAGTCAGAAACACGCTCGTCTCGAGCCTCGCGGCGGCGCTCGGCCTCCCCGTCCTCTTGAGCGACCAAGTGCAGCCGGAAGCAGAGGTGCCCTTCATCGTTTACAGCGTCACCGCACCATACGCATCGACGGGAGAGCTCGGAGACCACACGCAGACCGTCATCGAGGACGAAGACGGCACCGAGGCGCTCATCGACAACCGCCGCGAGCAGCCTTCCGCTACCTTCTCCTTCACTGCCTGTTCCGAAAACAGGTGGGACGGCGAAGAGTACATCTACGGAGACGATGAAGCCCAGAGCATAACAGAGAAGGCCATCGGCTACCTGCTGCAGGGCGGCTACAACGACCTCTCCAACAAGGGCATCGTCGTCGCGGAGGTTACGAACGTCGGGAACCGAACCACCCTCGTCATCGACGAAGCGGCCCGCCGGTATGGCTTTGACGTGCGCGTCCGCTACACCAAGGACGACCAGCGGAGAGACGACATCCTCCAAAACGTCGTCACCAAACAAGAAAAGGAGTGAACCAAATGCCGAAAGACGTTATCGTCGTCGTAAACCTCGACGCGAAGCCGAACCCCTCGGAGGCGCTCGACATCCTCATCTTGAGCACCGCCGGGGCCAAAGACCCCGCCATCTACCGCAGCCTCGAGGAGGTTGCGGAGGACTACCCCAACAGCGGCGACACCGCGAAAATCTATCGGAAGGTCAGCGCCCTGTTTGAGCAGGGCAAGACCACGCTCGCAGACACCCTCATCCGCAAGGTCAAAATCGCCGGCGTCGCGCCCCCCACCGGGCAGGACGACGGAGAGAAGGCGGAGGCTCTCATCACCGCCATCGAGACCCTCCGCCAGACCGACGACGACTGGTATATGCTACTCACCGACCAAGACGGAGACGACTACGTCAAAGCTCTTTGTGCGTGGGCGGAGGGCACGGAGCCGACAGAGGCAGAGCTCGGCGCGGGCGAGGAAGACCACCGCAAATTCTACTTCGGCCAGACTGACAACCTCTCTTTGGCCGTCAAGAACCGCCGGTGCGCCCTTATCTACACCGACACCGAGAACCTCGATGAGGAGGCGGACGCCGCCTACCTCGGCAACGTCGGCCCCTTCTACCCCCAGAGCGTAACGTGGAAGTTCAAGGTACCGCAGGGCATCACCATGCCTGCAATCACCAGCGCCCAGAGGGAAGCCCTCGAGGAGGCAAACGTCAACTTCCTCACGGAGGAGTACAAGAAGCAGTACGTCAAGAACGGTGTCTGCTGCGACGGAGAATTCATCGACAACCAGCTCGGCGCAGACTACATCGCCAGCTACATGAGGGAGGAGCTCTACTCCGTCCTGCTCGAGAATTCGAAGGTGCCCTACACCGACGCAGGCTTCGCGCTGGTGGCCGGAGCCGTCTTCGCAACCCTCAACCGGGCCACCGACCTCGGCATCATCGCCAGAGACCCGGAGAGCGATGCGGGCGTCTTCTCCGTCGTCGTCCCGAAACGGGCCGACGCCACGGATGAGGAGGCTCGTGCCCGCCAGATGCCGGACATTACTTGGGAGGCCCTGCTCGAGGGCGCTGTCCACCGCGTCAAGGTGGTAGGCACCCTGCGGGCCACCCTCACCGCGTAAGTGAAAGGAGGAACACACCATGCCGGAAGTCAGCACCTACGACCCCAAGAAGGTCACTGTGTCCATCGGAGGCCGGGTAATCACCGGCTTTGCCGCAGACGGCGTCGTAACCCTCACCCACAATGAGGACGCCGTCACGCCCAGCGTGGGGGCCAAGGGCGACGTCGCATACAGCGAGAACGCGAACAACAGCGGCAACGCCGCCCTGCCCCTCATGAGCACGTCTTCGAGCCTCGCGTACCTGCGCGAGATTTGCGCGAAGCGGCGTCCCGTTCGCTTCTCCGTCTCGGACGTCAACGACGCCGACGCCATTCAGGTCAGCGAGGAGAACTGCCGCATCCTCAAGATGCCGGACACCCCCAGAAGCAAAGACCCTACCACCGTCACCGTCAACGTCTACATCCCCGACCTCAACTACCGTTAAGGCGGGGATTTAGATGGCAAAGAAGAACTGGCCGGAAAGGCCGAAATCATTATCAGAAAGGGGCTACCGAAAGTATATGGCTCGTCAGAAAAAGGTAACTGTCAACGGAACCGAATTCACCCTGCAGAGCGTTTCCCCGTCGTGGTACTACGAGACCAACGATGAGTGCGGGAACACCGGCAGCGGCAAGCGCAAGAGCGCGGAGTACATGGATAGGATGTTCAAGAACTGCGTCATCGCGCCCGCCGAGGTGAGAAACGAAGGCATGGCCTACTTCGATGAGAAGGATGACCTCAAGACCCCGGAGGGGCTCATCAAGGCCATCGAGAACTTTCTTCGAGAGTGAGGCCAGCGTAGCCGCAGCGCAGCGGCGGGCCCGGCGAAATAAGGAATTCTGGTGCATGGTGTTCGCCGGCAGCGGCATCACCTACTCCGAGCTCAAAGAAATGGACTTGAGAGAGTACCGGGAAGCCGTCGAGGCCCGCTTGCTGTGGCAAGGCGAATGGAACCCCAACAGAAAGAAATAGCCGTCCCTTCGGGGGCGGCTATTTCGGCATTTAAGGAGGTGAAAACTTGGCAGACGCAAGAGACCTCACCTATGGCGTAGGCTTCCAAGCGTCGGACGCCTTGAACGCCATCGAGCAGATGGAAAGCGGCCTCGGCGACGTCGATGAGGCCGTAGACCGGGCAGAGGCCGGGGCTCAGTCGTGCAGCCGCGCAATCAGCGACATGGGCGCGGCAGGCGCGGACGCAGCACGGGACGCCGGAGCCGCCGCCCAGAGGATGGGCGCGGACTTCGACGACGCCGGAGACAATGCGAGTGACAGCTTCCGAAAAATGGGAGCGGAGGCCGACAGCTTCGGCGCGGCCTTCAAGAAGACGATGGCAGCGGGCATCCAGAGCGGACAGTCGCTTGCCAAGAGCTTCCGCACCGGCGTCTCCGGGGCCATCGCCTATACGCAAAAACAATTCACCGGCTTCAAGAACGACGTCACGAAGGGCGCAAAGGCCATAGGAACGGCCTTTACCCATCCCATACAGACCATAAAGGGGAAACTTGTTCAAGCCCTCAATGGGGCCGCAGACGCAGCAGACGACGTCGAGGACGAGGCCAAGGACGCAGAGCGGGCGCTCGATGACATGGGCGCGGAGGGCAGCGACGCAGGCAACCAAGTCAAGGACGCCATCAAAGGGGCGCTCGCAGCCTTCTTGAGCATCGAAGCCATCCAAGCGGCCACGGACGCCATCAAGGAATTCGCCGGCGCAGCGGTAGAGGCGGCGAAGCTCGGAGAGAACACCTCCGCGAAGTTCGATAACCTGTTCGCCGGCACAGACGTCGGGGAATGGGCCGACAACTACGCGGACGCCGTTCACCGCAGCAACACAGAAGTTCAAGGCTTCCTCGTCAGCAACCAAGCCCTCTACACCAACCTCGGCATCACAGACGACGCGGCGGCGGAGCTGTCCAAGACGACCACGTCCCTCGCCTACGACTTCGGAAACGCCTTTTCGATGGACGATACCGAGGCCCTCACCCTCATCCAAGAGGGCATCCAAGGAAACGGGG